GCAGGCTGCCACCCGGGTCTACGTCGAGCGCGATGTGCAGCACGCGCCGCGCATCCTCGGCGTGGACCCCGCGCGCTTCGGTGATGACCGTTCGGTGGTGGTGAAGCGACAGGGCCTACAGATGTTCGACCCGGTGGTGGCCGGGAACCTCGACAACATGCAGCTGGCAGCGGCGGTGGCCGCGACGATCGAGGAGTGGCACCCGCACGCGGTGTTCATCGATGCGGGTGCAGGTGCCGGCGTGATCGACAGGCTGAGGCAACTCGGGCACGCGATCATCGAGGTGCCCTTCGGTGGCAAGGCCGCGAAGCAGCAGCTCTACAAGAACCGCCGCGCCGAGATGTGGTTCGGCATGAAGGAGTGGGTCGAGAGCGGTGGTGCCATCCCGGACAACCAGGCGCTGATCCAGGAGATGGCCACGCCGGTCTACTGGTACGACAAGTCCACTGGGCAGCGGGTGCTCGAAGAGAAGGTCGACATCAAGACCAGGCTGACAAGGTCACCTGACATCGCCGATGCCCTGGCCCTGACGTTCGCCCACCCGGTCCACGTGCCAGAGCCCATGCCCTCGAACATCCCGAGGCGCCGGGAGGGGCGCGGCTGGGATCCGTTCGCCGGCTACTGAGGCGACAGCTGCCGGGAGTAGAACTGGCAGTAGCCACGCCTGGCGAGGAGTTGGGGCCACATTTCGCTGGTGTGTTCTCCGGGCTGCACGAACGGCACGGTGTGATACGAATGGTACGTGTCGTTGAAGACGGTCAGCGACACCAGACCGTCATCAACGCCATCGAGCACGCGGGTGATGATTGCGGCGCGGACAGCCTGCACGGGCTTGCCAGGGGGGAAGAACTGGAGGATGTCCCCGACGGTGGGAGTGATCATGGATGCCGAGCATACATGCCCTGCCGCCGGAGGACTGTCGCCAACCCCACCGACGGCTTTCATGCCCGGGTCCAGGCGATGGTCGCGGGGGAGGGATTTGAACCCTCGACCTCCAGGGAATGAACCTGGCGAGCTGACCTTGCTGCTCCACCCCGCAGGGGAGATCCTACCCGGGTCCGGGTGGCGGTCCGAGGGGGATCGTGGCAGACTTCGCGTCCATGAACCGGCGAGGATTCCTGGCGGGGCTCGCGGCGGCCGTGCTGGGTGCTACGGCCAGCGTCTACGGCCTGGCGCTGCCGTTGCCCAAGGTGACCGGGCAGGAGCAGATCGTGCAGCGCATGGTCGAGGCCCTGCAGAGGATGCCCGAGCCGCAAGGACGAGCGTGCATCTACGTGCGTCGCGAGACCTACCTGGAGCTCAAGGGGCTCGCGGATCGCTACGAGCAGGTGGAGCTGTGACCACCGAGGCCCCCACGATCAAGATCCGCCTGACCACCGTGGCCGAGATGCGTGAGCGCGGCGGCGAGCTCTTCCTGGAGCACTGGCGCGAGGTGTGCGGCGACATCGAGGATCTCGACATCCAGTGGGACCGCTACCTGCACCAGGAGGCGGAGGGCGTGTTGCGCATCCTCGGAGCCTGGGACGGTGACGAGCTCCATGGCTACGTGGTGTCGTACTTGACCGACAGCACGTTCGTGAACGGACGCCGTGAGTTGCTGACAGAGGGGATCTTCGCCCGGGAGAACGCCCGCAAGGCTGGCCTGGGCACGCGGCTGCTGATCGCGCTGGAAGGGCTGGCCGTCTCGCTGGACTGCCACGAGACCGTCATCCCGGCGGCGCCAGATTCAACCCTGGAGAAGATCCTGCCCAGGCGCGGGTGGAAACCGAAGGAAGTCTTCTGGGGCAAGGAGCTCTGACATGGGCATGGTTGCAGGATTGCTTGGGGGTGCCGGGCTGATCGGCGCGTCGATCTATCAGGGGCAGCTGTCAAAGCAGGCCGCACGCCGCTCTGCGAGAGCGACCGAGCGTGCCCAGGGGGTGGCCCAGGCGCGCATGATCCGAGAGGAGCGCCGGACCTCGCAAGAGTCTCGCCGCCTCAACCGGCGGCAGCCTGACATCATGGGCATCCTCGACCGTGAACGTGGTGGAAGCCGGCGTGGCATCGCCAGCACGTTGAGGAGCGCGGCCGGTGGCGTGAACATCGAGGGCCTGAGCCTCGGCAAGACGAGTCTGCTCGGAGGGGCGTAGCCATGGTCCACGATCTGATTGCCAGCAGGGATCCCGCCGACATCCGCAGGGTGAAGGAGACCAGGTGGTCCACTCTGAAGGCGCACCGCCAGCCTGTGCTGCACGAGTGGCGAGACATCGCTGCTCACCTGCTGCCGTTGGCGGCCCGCTTCGAGCTCACCGATGTTGATCGGGGCTCACGGCACAAGCAGTCGGCGATCGTCGACAGCTCACCGATGTGGTCGCTGCGGGTCTCCAAGGCAGGCATCCGCGCGGGCACCGCCAGCCCTGAGCGCAAGTGGTTCGACTTCGAGACCATGGACCCGGACCTGAACCGCAACTACCAGGTGCGTGAGTGGCTCGACATGGCTGTCGACGTGATCATGCGGGTCTGCTCCAGGTCGAACGTCTACAACGTGCTCGACAACATGTGGGGCGAGCTGCTGGGGTTCAACACGTCGTGCTCGATCGTGGCCAACAGCCCCCGCAACGTCGTGCACCTGTATCCCGTGCCGGTGGGCGAGTTCTGCCTCGCGCAGGACAACGAGGGCCACGTCGACACGATGTATCGCGAGTTCGAGTGGAGCGTCGGCGAGGTGGTGGACGAGTTCGGCCTGGCGGTGCAGAGCCCCTGGGTGAAGGAGGCCTACCGCAACGCGCACCTGGAGAGGGCTGTGCAGATCCTGCACGCGATCGAGCCCCGACGAGTGCGCAACCCGGCGCGGATCGACAACCTCAACATGCGCTGGGAGTCGACCTACCTGGAGCTCGGCAACCGTGGCAACGGTGCTGAGGGCATCCTGCGGCAAGGCGGCTTCGACGAGTTCCCGGTGCTGGCCCCCAGGTGGACCGTGACCGGGCGCAACGTCTACGGCCACGGGCCAGGCATGGAGGTGCTGCCGGACATCCGTCAGCTGCAGCAGGAGCAGATCAACAAGGCCAAGGCCATCGCCTACAAGGCCGATCCGCCGCAGCAGATGCCGATGAGCATGAAGGGCCTCGACCGCGAGCTCTTCCCCGGTGGGGTGACGTTCTACGACGGCCAGGCGCCGGGGTCACGCGCGCCGATCCAGAGTGCGATCGAGGTGAACTTCGACATCCGCGAGCTGACGGAGGACATCCAGTGGGTGTTGCGCCGGATCGACCGCGCCATGTTTACCGACATGTTCCTGATGATCTCGGACTCCACGGTCGGTCGGGAGAGTCGCACGGCAACGGAGATCGCGTCGCTGCACGAGGAGAAGCTGCTCCAGCTCGGTCCCACGCTCCAGCGATTGGAGGGTGAGGGCCTGCGCCCGCTGGTGGACATCCTGTTCAGGCGGGTGATGCGGCTCGGGCTGCTGCCGCCCCCGCCGGCCGAACTGGAGGACCAGGAGCTCAACGTGGTCTTCGTGGGCATCCTGGCGCAGGCACAGCGCCGGCTGGGCATGGACGCCATCGACCGCTGGACGAACAACACCATCAACCTCGGCCAGTTCAAGCCCGAGGCCCTGGACAAGATCAACGTGGACGAGCTCGTGGACGTCTCGGCCAGGCGGCTGGGCGTGGAGCAGCGGATCGTGGTGCCGACCGAGAAGGCCCAGCGGCTGCGTGAGGCCCGCAACCAGGCTCTCGCGGCGAAGGAGCAGCTGGAGGCGGCCGAGGGCATGGGCCGGGTGGCCAAGGACATGGCCTCGGCAGGAGCTGGCGCTGGCGGCGGCGCGGTGCCGGATCTGGTGCCGCAGAGCAACGGGCTGTAGTCTCAGCCTACCATGGTTGACCTACCACCAGACCTCACCGACAGCGACATCGTGCGGCTGCTGCGCAGCAAGGAGTACAAGGACCGGCGCAAGGGGCTGGCGGCGCTGTTGCCAGATCACAGCAGCATGTTGGTCACGACCAACGGGCTGAAGCAGGCGTTCGCCGACAGCGAGCACGGCAACCCTGACCAGCTGCAGTCGGCGCTGCTCTACGCGCAGTCCAAGGTCGCTCAGGCGCTCGGCCAGGTCCTGATGGTCGGGGTGACGCCCGACCCGCGGAAGCAGGTGGTGCTGCCAGCCGGACCGAACCCGCTCGGGCGGTTGATGCGATGAGCGCCATCGACGACCTGTTCGCGGAGATCGACAACCGGTGCAAGCAGCTCGACGAGCTCGACAAGCGGATGGACGCGGTCCAGCTGGGGAACGTGCAGTGGGACAGCGCGCTCAGGGCGCTCAAGACCAGGGTGACGTTGCTGGAAGACCTGCAGGCGCTGCAGCACGCCGAGGTCACGGTCCCGAGGGCCTGGATCGCTGGGTCGAGTCCGCATTGGAAGGACAAGCCCGATGCGTTGGGGCTCTGGGTGAGGCGGGATTCCAGGAGCCACGGGGAGGTGGTCCGTCTGGATCACCCAGAGAGTCTCCATCGCGCCCCGCAGGGCGTGTGGTACGGCCCGCTGCCTGACTACGAGGGCTGAGTGCCCTGGCAACTCTTGGACAACCGCAACCGGGAACTCTGATGTCGCCGGCCTGTTCGGCCACCGACGATCAGGGCGTCGAAGAGCGGACACTGGAACGTGTAGGGGTAGACCCAGATGCCTCGGGGCCTCATGTCCGCCGGTCGCCACCTGTAGCGCAACCCGGGTCTCACCGGGCCAAGCCACGCCCAGATGGTCTTGTAGAACTCCAACGTCTCTGGCACCCCGCCGATGTCGGCATCCGGCACAGGCTCTTCGTGTAGCAGGTCCATAACGCCAGCGTCACGGATCCGGAACGGCGAGCGGACTTCCGGAACAGTCCAAGGGCCGCCAGGAGATTCTCGCCCGGTCTCTTCGCGGATCCTTCTCCTTGTTCTCTGACGATTGCGTTCCGCGAGCTCCGCCCAGGTGATGCGGCGTTCACCTCCCGCTCGCCTGACGGTGGCCCGAGGGTCATCGAGGCGCTTCACGGCGTGCTCAACGAGGGCTGAATCACAGCCGCATGGCCGGGCGCGGCGTGTCGTCGATGGTGATCGGCACGCCGAACAGGTGGTCGTTGCCGAACGGGTAGCCCTCGTCGCGCCAGACGCCGAGGCGCTTCGCGATGTGGTTCCACTGCTCCCGCGTGAAGACCGCGCGCTCCTTGCGGTAGGAGCACATCGTGCAGTAGCGACGCACGCGCTCCATGAGCGGATACTCCTGGCCCCAGCGCCTCATTGCGGCCTGATGAAGTCCAGCAGTGACCGGGTGTCGATGTAGAAGCCGTGGGTGCCATCGGGCTGGTCGCCGCGGATGCGGCCGGCTTCGATCCACCGCCTGACCGTCCTGCGAGACTTGTGCGCCACGCGCGCTGCCTGCGCGAGAGTGAGCACCGTGGGCAACTTCTCGATGTCGCCGTCAACTTTCTCGCTGTCCATTGCCCTCACCCCCACGTCGTCGAGTGCCGCCTGATGTCCATTCATGGCTGCACAGGGTAGCAGGAGCGCCCTCTTGCGGGCAAGCGGTTCGCTGTCATCCTCGCCCTCTGCAGTGGTTGCGCTGACCTTCGAGGACCTGGAGCAGGAGCTCAAGGACCCGCGGACGCCGGAAGGGCGGAAGCAGGAGATCCGGGAGGCGAAGGCAGCGCGGGTGCAGCTGATCAATGAGCAGGGCATCGGAGACATTCAATGGCTGATGAGCAGCGAGACCGGTCGGAGAAACGCGAACACGTGGCTCCGCTGGACGATGCCCATGTCCGAGTGCAACGGCCTGGCCGACGAGGGCCGATCGCGCGTCGGGCGCAAGCTCCTGGCGCTCCTGCTCGAACACTGCCCAAAAGAGTACCAGGTCATGAGGCAAGAGGCAGATGACTTCAGAGACCGATGCAATCGAATCGGAGCTGGCTTCCGAGAAGACTCTTGAAGCTGAGGACCAGCCCAACAAGGGGGCGGAGGCGAAGGTCGCCGATGCCCAGGGTGAGCAGCCTGACGCCAAGAAAGGCGACAAGCAGACCGCGAGCGACAAGGCTGAGGCGAAGCCTCCGGCCAGGCCCCGCAAGTCTCTTCTCGACGACGGGAAGGACGACGCTGAGGGTGAGGCCGCGGATGAGCCCGCACCGGACAAGTACGAGTTTGAGGCCCCCGAGGGTGTCGAGCTCGACGACGTCGTGGTGGGCGAGTTCGGGGACGCCGCGCGCGAGCTGAATCTGTCGAACGACAAGGCGCAGAAGATGCTGTCGACGGTGATGACCGCGATGGTCAAGCGCGCAGATCAACTCGATCTCGAACAACGCGAAGCCTGGGCCGAGGAGATCCGCAAGGATCCCGAGGTCGGGGGCGGCAAGTTCGAGAAGACAATCGAGTTCGCTGCTGCAGCGCGTGACCTGGCGGCCACAGCCGGTCTCGATGGCTTCGTCAAGCTGCTCAGGGGACCCCTTGGCGATCACCCGGACGTGGTCCGGTTCATGCGCCTGGTGGGGTCAAAAATCAGCCCAGACGCCATCCACGTCGGCGGGCCTGCGAGCAAGGAGCTCGACATGAAGAACCCAGCCCATCGTGCGGAGGCGCTCTACGGAAACGACTGAGGTAGCCAGCTATGGCACTTATCACGCCAATCAACCCGACACTGATCGACCTGGCCAAGAGTCTCGACCCGAACGGCAAGATCGCCGCGGTGGCCGAGATCCTGAACCAGACGAACGAGATCACCCGAGACGGGGTCTTCGTGGAGGCCAACAACATGACCTCCCACCGCATCACCCAGCGCACCGGCTTGCCGCCGGTCTACTGGCGGATGCTGAACCAGGGCATCCCGCCCAGCACCAGCACAAAGGCCCAGGTCGACGAGACCATCGGCCTGCTGACCAGCCGCGTCGAGATCGATCGCAAGGAAGCGACGATGAGCGGCAACGTGAACGCCTACCGCGAGAGCGAGGTGGCGGCCCACGTCGAGGCCCTCGGACAGGAGTGGGCGAGCACCACGTTCTACGGCAACCACGCGCTCAACCCGGAGAAGTTCGCTGGCCTGTCGCCACGCTACTCCGACCCGAGCGCCGGCAACGGCCAGAACATCATCGACGGCGGCGGCGACAACGCTGCTGCGGTGCACACCTCCATCTGGCTGATCGGGTGGAGCCCCCAGACCTGCTACTACATCTACCCCCGCGGTTCGAGCCTGGGCATCCAGCACGAGGACCTCGGGCAGGAGACGATCCAGCAGCAGGACGACAGCGTGGCCGCGCAGGTCACTGGTCAGCCGCTGAGGCGCCTTTTGGCGCTTGTCGACTACCTGGAGCTTGACATCGGTCTCGCCCTCAAGGACTGGCGATACGTCGTCAGGATCGGCAACATCGAGGCTGCGGAGCTCGCGGCCCTGGGCGATGCTCAGGTGCACAGCGCGATCACCAACATCCTGCACTCGATGGCGAAGGCAGTCGCGAGAATCCCCACCTGGGGTGGCATCCGTCCGGCCTTCTACATGAACCGGACCGCCTTCTCCGCTCTGCAGCGGATTGGCATGGAGAAGAGTGCCGCGGTGTTGCGCATCAACGACGCGGTCACTCAACACGGGATGAACGTGGACGGCATGGGCAACTTCATGGGTGTCCCCGTTCGTCTGACCGACGCGCTCCTCAACACCGAAGAGAAGCTCACCTTCAGCTGAGCCAAGGAGGCAATCATGTTGCTCGACAAATCACTCCTGGTCTCCGAGGACCAGGGAATCACCGCAACCGAGGTCTCTGAAGACTCGATTGATCTCCAACAGGCCCGCGACCTTGGGGTCGGCGGGCCGCTCTACGGCTGGGTGATCTGCACCGCCATCGGCACACCTGGTTCCGGAACGTGCGGGTTCCAGGTCATCAGTGGCACCGGTCACACGGACGGTGTGATCGACGCCGGCATTGTCGTCGTCGCCACCACGCCGCAGACCGCGGACGACAACATCACCGTGGGGATGCACCCCGTGTTCATTCCGTTCAACCCGGATCCGTCCGGTTTGTGGGGCACCGCTCAGCGGTACCTGGGCATCCGGTACAACGCCGGTGTGAACCTTCCCGCCGGCTGGAAGTTCACCGCGGGATTCACCTGCGCGGTCGACGCGAGCGTGAGGATCTACCCGAGCGGCTTCGCGGTTCTCTGAGAGGGGGCAACCATGATCAGGGACAAAGCACTTGAGCTGGACACCGCGTTCAGCGTCGCCGGGCAATCGCACTACAGGTTGCCCGCCAACATCATCGACCTGCAGCAGGAGAACACGCTTGGCGGTGAAGAGCTGTTCATGACGTTCGAGTGCACGGTGGTGCCAACCCCCTTCGGGGCCACCACCCCGCGCTTCCAGTTCTGGGCTGTCATGGGCAACTCGGCGAACATGACGGTTGACCCTTTCGTCCTCGGGTCGACGCAGATGTTTGGCGCAGGCGCGATTTCGCCGGCTGTTCCCCAGATCGGTCAGATATACCAGATCCCGTTGTCGCCGGTCATGCCGCAGGCCATCGAGCCGCTCCTGGCTGCAGGAACGGCTCGTCGGTACCTCGCGTGCATCTTCTACAACGGCACCGAGGACCCGACCAACCACTACTACGACGCGGGCACGTTCAAGGTGCACGTCGTGCAGGGGATCCAGACCGCGCGGATGGCGCACTTCCCTGCTGGCTTTGGTGTTCTCTGAACGGAGTAACGATGCAAGTCAGAGTGAAGCAGCGCGTGTACATGAACCACACGATCTACGAGGCAGGAGCCGTGCTCGAACTACCGGAGCACATCCTTCCAACGCCGGGCACGTTCGAGCCCGTCAACGAGAAGGACCGGAAGGCCTTCGACGCCCTCTGCAAGAAGGTCGTCGACAAGCGCACGGCGAAGCGCGACGCGGCCCGAGCCGAGCAGATCCAGGACAAGGCGGAGGAGCTCCAGGCGGCCATGGCCTTGGCGAGAGAGGGCATGTCCAACGTGGCTCCGCCGCCCAGAGACTGAGCGAGAGAGGCTGAGGAGGCCTTCCCATGGTACTGACATTGGCAGCCCGGGAAGGCCTTCTCAATACCCTCTTCAACCAGCAGGCCCTGTCCAACCTGCTGGTGAGCGGCGCCGCGGGAGCGTTCTTCATCTCGGCGCACGAGGCGTCGCCCGGTGACGCCGGCTTGCAGAACACCAACGAGACGACCTACACCGGCTACGACCGGGTCCAGATCGTCCGCTCGTACTCCGGGACCACCTGGGCGAAGTTCGACCACCAGATCCGCAACGCTCGGATCGAGTCGAACGGCGGCCCGAACACTGACGGCACGACTCACACGATCACCCACCTGGGGCTCGGGACGACGACCCATCCCTCTGCCGGGTTCCTGTGGGACATCGTGGAGCTCATCACCCCCCGCGTCGTGATCCCTGGGATGACCCTGAGCTGGGCGATCCAAGAGCTCGTCTTCTCCATGCGATGACCGAAACCAGCGAATGGATCTGGCAGTCTGGCCACGCGCAATCAGTGCGTCCGGGCGAGTACGTACGCATGACCTACGTGCAGCCCGACTCGGATGAGCCGATCGAACGCTACGACCTCGACGTGGCCGAGGTTGGGCACAACCCTGGTGAGCCGGTGCCTGTGCTGGTCAACAAGTGGACTGGCGAACGTGAGAGCCCGCCACGCTCCATCCCGATTGCCCGGGGGAGCGCGGTCGACCCGATCGGTCTGGTGCCCGCGGTCTTCGAGAAGGATGGCAACCGCCAGGAGATCTACATCTCACGCCGAGCCGGCATCGTCTGCCGGTGGAAGACCAAGCTCGCGGCACCCAACACCTTCGACGGCGACTGGAACGCCAACCCGGTCTCGGGTGGTGGCCTGGGTCAGGAGCTCGGGACGGCAGTATTCACGGGCGAGCAACTCAACACGCCTGGGTGGACGGGGCACAACATCAACTACGGCGGGGCAGTGAAGATGCCCTTCGACCCAGAGAGCGAGCCGGTCGAAGCGAATGCTGTGAACGTGCCGGGGAGCCCGGTGCTGCACCTGAAGATCACCGACGAGTACGTCGAGAGTTGTGTGATCCCGTTCCACTTCCTGGATGGGGAGAGGGAGTTGGAGGCCTACTCCCCGCACGGGATGGACGAGACGCACGCCGCTCTGATGTGGAGGCACCGGGCGTTCCAGCGCGTGACTCCAAACTGGGGTGGCGACCCCTACGTGCACCTGATGACGACGCTCTACTACCAGCCCGAGGACTGGGACGACACGCTCTTCGCGCACCTGTCCGAGGCTACCCGGGAACAGCACACGCCGTTCACGCTCTACGGTCTCACTTTCGGCGGGAGCGCCCCGTTCATCATGCACGGCCTTGGCCTGGACACGGGCTTCTTCGGGGACCTCGAAGAGGACACGGAGTTGACGGAGTTGGACGGGTGGCCGGATCCCTCGGTCGTGTTCAACGACGGCGCGTGGAAGACGTGGGCCTTCACGCCGACTGGCATGTCCTACCTCAACCACTACACAGGCGAGGGGCACTACGTAGAAGGAACGCGGTTCCGATCGGGCTACAACGCCCTCCTCCACGCGAGGACCAGCGACGGGTTTGCCATCGGCACCGCGTCGAAGCTGGGCGAGGCCGGAATCCTCATCGCCCTTGACGCAGCTCGGGCGATCAGGAGCGTCGGAACGTCGCTGACCACCAGCATCGGTCCAGACGGCGACACTTTCGAGAGTCCGCAAAGCGGCCTATTCAACCCGGCGCCCTGGCTGCCGATCCCCCACTACCAACAGAGCTCGACGAAGGGCGTCGGAGCCGGGACCAGCGCGGTCGGCTGGCTTGCTGGGTGGTGCGGAATCCACGGGCTGATGTACGTCGGGCCTGCCAACGAGGCCCTCGCGCGGTTGAAGAAGGCGCGGAAGATCCTCGACGTGATCCCCGACCCGATGGAATACGTGCCGGCGGTGGGTCGCGCGGGGACAGACATGGCTGACGACGAACAGCGCGTAGCTCCGCCGCTGGAGCGGTTGAAGGTGACGCGGCAAACGAGTTTTGGATCCAGACTGAGGTGACGACAGACGCATCCGGGGTGGTCGGTCACGTTGGCACGTCAGCGTTCGCGATCGAGGCCTTGCAGACTGCGGCTCAGGCCGTGGTGGGGCACAGCGGGGTGTCGGCATTCGTGATCCCGTCTCTGACGACGACCGCAACTGGAACTGCTGGAGGACCAGGGGCAGGGATCACCGGCACCTCGGCGTTTGTCATCCCGTTGTTGAGGTGCTGGAGCAGGGGTACCGTCTACTCGACGATTCCGACCCCATTGGTGATTGCGCAAGACATCCGCCGGCTGAGGTTCGGCTCGCGCCTGGAGTGAGAACATGCCAGACATCGAATACGAATACGGCTTTCTGTGGGTGGGTGGCGAGAGCGCCAGGCCCTGGGGCAACAAGGCCAGCGGCTACGCGCAGGCCCCGCACCTGAACCTGGGCTGGCTCGGGCTCGACCTGGCCAACATCGTGATTCCGGCCGGCTTCGAGACTGGGAGCTCGCGCACGTTCGTCGTCGACACCACCCTGGTCCCAGGCAAGTGGGTAGGTGCGGAGCTCCGGCTGGGAGTGACCAGCGCGCCACTCGGGGGCCTGGCCACGGTC